ACTAAGATTTTTGATTGATAAATTGCAATAAAGGCTCATGATTTGCCACTCTCTCAACTGATTTTTGATAATATCCTTCATCTCTCTCCATGCAAATATATCTGCGATTTGTGTTGATGCAGGCGATTGCTGTTGTGCCACTACCTGAGCAATTATCAAGCACTAGATCACCTTCGTTGGTGTAGGTCTTGATCAGGTATTCAAACAGAGCCACAGGCTTTTGTGTTGGGTGTAGTCCTCTTTCTTTTGATAATGTCACACTATCAAAAGATATAATATCGCTTGGATACCTATCTCCTTCGTTTATAGTATCAATTCGTTTAATTTTGTTCATATACTCTGGAATTGTTGCATTTTTACTTTTATATTTTTCGCCTTTAGATTTTTGGGGATTGTAAATCGGTGGCTTCTTGTAAAAGAGCAAGATGTCCTTATGTTGCCTCATCGGTCGCCTATTTGCATCCATAAATCCCACTTTAAAATTTTTGTCCCATACCATTTTATATTTAAACAGCTTTGGATTCGAATTGTATAAAACAAAAGTAAAAAATGATGATGCCGTCAACACGATAGCACCATTATCTTTAATCACTCGTTCATATTGCTCCCATAGTCTAGCCATATCAAGCACGCTATCCCACTCGCAAGCAGTCGTACCATAAGGCAAATCGCATAAGATCATATCAACAGATTTATCTGCTATTGTCGGTAGGAGCTCAAGGCAATCACCTAAAAGAATTTTATTCACTTGTTTTTCTCCTGTTGTCTTGCTTGAAGATGCCTAACCTATTGGCTCTCTCTCGTGCAGATACATGACTAACACCTAAAACCTTGCCTATCTCCATCCAATTCAATCCCTGCTCAACTAAAATCTTAAGTTGATCAGCATCGCTTTTCTTTCTCTTTGTATACTGTTTGATAAAACCAAGCTCAGAGGCTCTACGATGAGCAGTGTAGTCGCTAACACCTAAAAGCCTACCTATCTTTATCCAACTCAATCCCTGCTCAACTAAACCTTTGAGCTTTTCAGTGTCAATAAAAAATCGTTTGGTTTGCTTGCTAAGGCCAAGCTCTATGGCTCTCGATATGACAAGTTGCTTGCTCACACTTAGCTTTTTGCCTATCTCTTGCCAAGTTAAACCTTGGTCAATCAATGCCTTGAGCTTGCCTGATTCTATATGAATTTTTCTTCTAGCTCCGCTTGAGATAGTAACATAGATGCCGTTCTTTTTAGCAAATCCTCGCATGCAGTGATCACTCACTCCAAAAGCATCAGCAATCTTTTCCCAAGGTATTTTTTGCTCAACCATTGATTGAATTTTAGCAATATCGAATTGCATTGACGGTCTTCGTTTGCCTTCCTTTTTCCAATAAGTCGCTTGAAGATCTCGCTTTCTCCGATTATCTTGCTCGATCTGATTTTCTATTTCACAAAGCCTTTCATCTAGCTCAAAAGAGCCTGCAGTATTTTTAAAGCCATGCTTTACGCTTCGGACATCTAGATAAAAATTTAAGTCGCTTTTCATGTTGTTTTCCTAAAAGTTAAGTTTTTTGATGATCTTTACAGACCTTTGGCCGATTTGTCCTGTTTTGGCTGTGATATCATTGACCATGCTAGGAAGGTCGCTATCTCTCCAACTCCAATTGATCACATCGTACCTGAGAGCATCTAGTGGATCCTCTCGACCGTCTTTTTTAGGCATCTCTTTGCCATCCCAAGCATAAGAAACGATTGCTTTTCTAAAGCTATTGCCTGTTGCATGCTCTCCACGATCCCACACCTCTTTAGTGCATAGGATTTTTCTTTGGTGGATCAGTCGCTTGAGCCGTTGAACGCCGTTCATAATATCAACTCGAATGGGATCAGTTACCCACCTAAATGGCATCCCTATGCCACCTTTTTCAGGTGGTTGTTTGAGCTCAATAAAGGCAGATTGAGCAGTACGATCTGATCTAGCACTGCCTGCTTTATCACCACACGCACCATCTAGCAAGATGCGATTGGGATAGAGATGTGCAAGCTCACGAGGACAAGCTATTTTTAAAATCTCTTTTGCAAGCTGACTTAAGGTGATCTCTTGAGGATTGATCTCAGCACAAATGACATCTGCTTGAAGATGTGGATCATGTGCCAAAATCAAAACGGAAGGCTTTCTAAAACCAAAGTCAACAGCAATTCTAGCGCTCATTGATGGATCATATTGCCATCCCTCGATCACATGCGAGTGTGTCCATTCAGAAAAGACAATGCCTTGAGGTGGTCTAGGTTGATTTTCCACCATGGCAAGACGCTCTATTTCAGGTAAATTCTTGACTGCTTCAAACCAAGCATCACTTAGATTTGCCTTATTAACATGGCTTGAGTGTAGGATAGGCTGACAATTTGCTCTTTCTGCAAAAGCTACCCACCACGCATCCCAAACAGGTAGGCCTACCATGATAAGCTTGGGTGATGGACCTGATCGCAAACGGCCTAAAGTCTTCTGTGCTACCTCTTCGGAGAGTGTTTGGCACTCATCGATCAAAGCCAAACCGCTCGTTATGTTAAGACCTTCGAGCGGGTTATGTGTAGCGTCTCTTGTACCTGGTCTAAAATAAGATCGTGTCCATACAATATGGCCGTTTGGTGCTTGCCATTTGCCATCTTGCTGATGATATTGCCATCCATAAGGCACAAGCCACTTTTCAAGTTCTGGACCTAAAACGGAGCGATATCTTGGTGTTGTATCAGTCACCAAGAGAGATGATTTATTGGGGTGCAGTTTGCTCCATGTCCATAAGGCAAAGACAAGTGCTGATGTTTTGCCGCTCCCCCAACCTGCACGAACGGCAATAAATGGGTCGTTTGAATAAATCAGCTTATCAATCAGATCAACCTGTAAAGGGTTAAGATTGAGTTTTAGATCAGTCTTCTTCATCGTCTATCTCATCAGGTAGCTCATCAGGTAGCTCATCAGGTAGCTCATGCTTGATCTCAATAGCTTGAGCATGCTTTTCTTTTTGCACCTGCTGGATCACATTGATGATAACCTTATTATCATCCCCTCGTGTATTCATATCAATCGTTTGCTTTTCCCCAAATTCTGCAGGGAATTTACGAGCTAGAAGCCATTGGGAGGCTCTCACATCATTCTCAGCATGTCGTTGAATATTTTGAAGATGCTTGACCTTTAAAGAGATTTCAGCTCTCTTGATATCAGCCACCAATTCGGGGTCTGCTCTCATCCATCCATTCCAAGTGCTGTAGGCAACACCGACAAAAGAAAGTGCATCAGTCTGAGAAAGGCCTTGAGAAATATATTCAAGCACTTGCTCGGTTAACATCAGCCTTTTCTTTTTTGCGAGGTCTGCCTTTTCCTCGTCTGTTTTTTTAGCTGGCACAATGGCGTTTTTGCTAGTCTTCGAATCGACCGTATCAATTTTATCAACGGTCTTTTTAGGTGCTGGAGCTTGTCTATTCTTTGCCATGATCAACCTCTTTCAATAATCTTCGCAGTGATTTTCTCAATAGCATCATCATCATCGATCTCAAGGCTAAGATCAATCTGATCTCGATTGAGGCCATCAAGCAGGAGTTTTTCAGCTAGTTTTGAGACCTTGATTTTATGCCTATCGCTGATCGTATCCAATAGGTTGATCAGCTTAGTTGATATGTAAAGGCTCAAAATCGATTTGCGATCTTTTGGCTTCATCAAACGATTACTCTTTCAGCTGTGAGTGTCCAGTAGGTTTTGCCTTCAGCTTCTCTTGATGTCAGCTTGCCAATGACTGTGACTAAATCACCTTTTTTAACTTGATCTTGAACGATCTTTGATAGGCCGTTCCATGCTTGCACATTAAACCATGTTGTTTGAGGTTGATCTTTATATTTCTCAGTATATGCAACAGAGAAATTTGAGACTTGTGTTGCATCTGAAATAACTTTGACGGTTGGGTTTTGACCAACACGACCAATTAAAGTGATTGAATTAAGCATGCTTATTGTCCTTTAGTTGTGAGTAAATGTTTGAAATACGGTTATTTTCAAGCTTTGCCATGAGTTGAGCCTCAACATCGTCTGAGTGATCATCTACATGTTGATTGATCAGTGCATCAATATGCAATCGCAAGGCTTCTTTTTGAGCGGGAAAGTGCTCAAGTGCTGATGAAATCACTTGATCAATTACAAGCAATCTTGAAATCAAAGTTGTGTTGATCATTTTTTCTCCTTAGTGGTGTTATATAAACACTTGAAAAGCATAAAATTATATAATAATATAATACACATTTCATTAAGAAAGGCAAATATGAAAAAGATTATTTCAGACGGATTTGTTGAATATGTCGATCACATGGGATCAGACCTATCTGTGGTCAATGCCGCTCGTGTGAGCTTTGCATCTATCTCCACATCATGGACGGATAGAGATGGCAAGCTCTTAAAATATCTTTGGGATCATGAGCACACATCACCGTTTAGACACTCTAGCGTCTCATTCAGAATTAAGGCACCTATCTTTGTATTAAGACAATGGATGAAGCATCAAGTCGGCTGTGCTTGGAATGAGCAATCAGCACGATATACTGAGATCAAAGAAGGCTTTTATTATCCCGACCATTTCAGACTACAAGACACAAAAAACAAGCAATCATCGATAGGGTCGCTATCAGATGCAGAGGAAGACCAAGCTTTGATCTTGATTGATGAGGTCTATTCCCTTGCATATGGCAACTATCAGCGATTGCTTGCCATGGGTGTATGTAGAGAGCAAGCTCGCATTGTCTTGCCTGTGGCGACTTATAGCGAGTGCATTTGGACGGCATCAACACAATCAATCATGCACTTTTTGAGATTGAGACTCGATGAAAACGCTCAATTTGAAATAAGAGAATATGCTCAAGCAGTTTGTGATATAACATCAAGCATCTTCCCCAAAACAATGGATTTACTCTTATGCAATGTCTTAGATGCCAATCAAAAATAAACTCAACCTTAGCAGGCTCCAGCATGGAATATCACTATTGCAAAAACTGCCGTTCAATCTTTGATCACAAAGCAATTGTTATCTCATACGATGATATCTCATACGATGAGAGCTGGGATGACATCACCAAAGACGAGGATGATGATGATGAATAGCTATTTTGATGTTTGTTGGGTTGTGATGGGTATGATCTTCAATCCTACTCAAAGCAAGCAAGACCTTGGATGGGAAAAGATTGTCGCTAAGTCAATTCCCTCTAGAATGCAACAGTGCTTGAAGGTCGCATCTAGTGCTGAAAAGATGGGGGTTGATCCTCATCTCATGATTGCGATTGCATACTATGAAAGCAAGTTTGAAACAGGTTTGACATCATCAGCTGGTGCTAAAGGTGTGATGCAGGTAAAGAAACAGTTTTTTGATTGTAAAGATTGCTCAGAAATTGAGTACGGTATTAAGGCTTTTCAAGTGTGGCTTGATGTCTCTCAAGGTGATACATGCCTTGCTCTTGGTCGGTATGCAGTAGGCAATAAAGGTAAATGCGGCAAACGATCAAAGGCCGTTTTAAAACTTGCTAGTGAGCTTGCCTGTTTATCATCAAAAGAAGACGACTGCTATGACTGCTAAAGATAAGGCTTTTTTGAGCATGGCTGAGATCATGGCAAGTCTATCTCCTTGTAGTCGTGCAAAGGTCGGTGCTGTGATCGTGCGCGGGGATGTGCCTATCATATCTTCTTTTAATGGAATTGCTCGCAAACAATCGGGATTGTGTGGTGGTGATTGTTGCCTAAGAGATAAAGATCAGATTGCCAGCGGATCACAATCGCAAATAGGATGCCATCATGCTGAAACGAACGCAATTGCGAATGCCGCTAAAAATGGAATTGCAACAGATGGATGCTCTATTTATGTGACTGCACCACCTTGTTTAATGTGTGCTAAACTTATTCATCATGCAGGCATCAAAGCTGTTTACTATGAGATAAAAAGCACAAGATGGATCAGTACAGGAGAAGACTATTTACGATCAGCTGGTGTCTCTTTGCATGCGATAGGTGATGCTTTATCTAGCTGAAACATATGCCTTGCCATAGGCTCATAGTGATATCCAATATCAATTTGCTCACCTTCAAAAATCCTATTGCCATCTTGATCGAGTCGTGCTGACATCGTGGCTTTTTTCCCTGATTTGCAGATCGTTCTGATCTCAGTGAGAGTATCAGACCAAGCAAGCAGATATTTGCTACCTTCAAAAGGCTCTCCTCTAAAGTCCGTTCTCAATCCATATGTGAGCACAGGGATGTTGAGCCTATCACAAACTACGGTCAATTGAAGCACTTGAGCGGGAGATAAAAACTGAGCTTCATCAATAAAGACTGCATGCACTTGAGCACCATTGTGATGGCTGTTTATTGCTTGAAAAAGATCAGTTTCTTTAAAAAAGATATTGGCTGATGCTGATATGCCTATTCTCGATTTGATTGTGCCAAGGCCTTCTCTTTGATCAAATGCAGGTGCAAAAAGTAGTGTGCTCATGCCCCTTTGCTCATAATTGAAATTCGTTTGCAATAATTGACTTGTTTTTCCTGCATTCATTGCAGAATAGAAAAAATATAACTTTGCCATGATATTTTATTCTTAATTGTTGATCGATCTAAAGTGCTACGCGTATCGTCAACATTCACAAAAAGGTCTCTTCAAAAGGATTCGATCGATCAATAACATAAACACATCAAGCATGCTTTTTTTATTTTAAAAAATCTTCGAGTTTAGCATTATCTTCTAAAAAATAGAGCGGGGATACTCCTGTTCGTTCAGCTAAGATTTTTGCCAATGGATAGCCCATTTGATAATGCCCTCTCAATGCACAAGTTAAAGATGTTTCTGCATATCCGATTTCTTTGGACAAGGCTTTTAAAGTCATCCCTGTTTTCTCTTTAACAAGTCTAGTTTTTTCGTTCATTGCCATGATGTTTCTCCAATTTTAATTTTGTCATGCCAGCTGGTGCATGATCTTCGGTTGATAGTAAAACGATTGAGCCTTCAAAAATCTGCACAAACTCATTCAATTGCTTGATCATGGCCTCTCTCAGCTTGTTCTTTTTGCCTACAGAAAACTGATCAATGATGATCATATCAAACTTTGAGAATTTATCTTTGATTGTGGATATTTGATTGGAGTATGTGCGTTTCTCCTCGATGTAAAA